GATCCCGGGATGGCATATTTGCTGGCTTTCGACCACCAACAGTTACGACAGTATTGATAAGCGGATGCGGCTTGGGTATGTACCTGTGAAAGCAGAAGAGATTCCCGGGTTCGAAAATTACCGCGTAAAAGCTGGCGAGAACACTGGTTTTATCTCATGCAACGAGATGGTCTTGTACAAGATTCCTATGGACTTGTATCAGGATGTCATGTTGCATATGCACCATCAGCTTCCGATGGAGGAAGCCGAGAAGGTTCGGTATCAAGCCGAGCAGGCTCAGGGTCGAGATAGCCGAGGCAGGTCTCTCGGTGAGGTCGAGGGTGAAGGTTTTGGGATGCTGGACGAACAAGTCAAAACGCCCGTATTTCATGGGTAACCATCAAGGAGCTTGCAATGTCTGCAACTAGTGCTCCGTTTGGCCTGCGTCCCGCGTTTCACCCGAGCGGTCTGGATCGCGCACAGGCGCTTGCCAACGGTATTCAAGCAGTTTCGACCAGCGGAAATGTCTCTGCTGGCTATGCGTCCAACATCCTGAAGGGCCAGCCGGTCAAGATGGATACGGGCGGTTATATTGTCGTCGCCGGTGCTGGTGATGCGTTCCTCGGAGCTTTTGCTGGCGTCGAGTGGACGGATGCTACTGGCCGTCGTCGTGTTTCTAACTACTGGCCTGCCAACGAGTCGTTCCAAGTTGGTTCGGTTGTCGCCTATTTCTACAGCGATCCCAGCATCGTTTACGAGATTCAGGCTGACGGTTCGTTGCTCCAGACCTCGATTGGTGATGAGGCCGACCTGAGCAACACCACGGACGGTTCGACGACCACGGGTCTGTCGCAAGCCACGCTGTCCACCTCGCTGGTGGGTGCTAACGGCGAAGCGCAGATGCGTATCGTTGATATTGCTCCATATCCGGACAACGACTGGGGCGATAACTTTGTAATCGTTCGCGCCACTATTGCTCAACATCAATACGGCCAGATTCGTGTAGCTACCACGAATTACTCGCCGATTGCCGTATAAGGAGGGCTAAGTCATGGCAGCCCCGATGCGTAGTACCGACTTTCGTTCCATTGTCGAACCAATTCTGAATGAATGTTTCGACGGCGTTTACGATCAACGGACGGACGAATGGTCACGAGTCTTCCGCGAGCAGGAAGGCATCCCCCGCAACTATCACGAAGAGCCGGTTCTGTACGGCTTCGGCGCGGCTCCCCAGCTTCCTGATGGCACCCCGGTGACCTATCAGCAGGGTGGTGTGCTGTTCCTGAAGCGGTACGTCTACAAGGTCTACGGTCTTGCCTTCGCGCTGACCAAAGTTCTTGTTGAGGATGGCGATCACATCCGTATCGGTCAGGTGTATGCACGTCATCTGGCTCAGTCGCTGATTGAGACCAAAGAGACGCTGTCGGCTAACGTTCTGAACCGCGCCTTCAACTCGTCCTATCCGGGCGGTGATGGAGTTTCGCTGAACAGTGCGTCGCACCCGATTGTCAACGGCACGTTCTCGAACCTGCTGACGACCGCGGCGGTTCTGTCGCAGACCTCTCTGGAGCAGATGCTGATCCAGATTCGTCAGGCGGTGGACAACAACGGCAAGAAGATTCGTCTGGTTCCGCGCCAACTGGTGGTGGCTCCGGGCAACGTCTTCCAAGCTGAAGTTCTGCTGAAGTCCGTCCTGCGTGCTGGCAACGCGAACAACGACATCAACCCGATCAAGTCCATTGGACTGCTGGATGAGGGTGCTGCCGTTCTGTCGCGTCTGACCAGTGCTACGGCGTGGTGGGTGCAGACCGACGCTCCCGAAGGTATGAAGCTGATGATGCGCCGTCGTCTGGAGAAGACGATGGAAGGCGACTTTGAGACCGACACCATGCGGTACAAGGCCACCGAGCGTTACGACGTGGGCTTCACCGATCCGCGGGCGATGTACGGTACCCCGGGTATCTAAGCAACCGAGAACTGGAGTTAAATCATGTCCCTGACTAATTTCCCGAATGGGATTACTAGTTTTGGGGTGCCGGTTCTTGGAACCATCGGCGGTCTTCCGTTCACTGGTAACTACTACTTCGTAGATCCGGTGAACGGCGCTGATGGTAACGAAGGCACTCCTGAGCTTCCCCTGAAGACTCTGTATGGTGCTCTGGCTAAATGCACCGCTGGTAACAACGATGTGGTCGTGCTGGTAGGTAACGGTTCTTCGACGGGTTCTGCTCGTCTGAGTACCGCACTTGCTCAGTCGATCAACTCGGCTGCTACCACTGGTACGTTGAACTGGAACAAAGACGCGACGCACCTTATTGGTGTAGCTGCTCCGACTTCGGTCGCACAGCGTGCGCGGATTGCTCCGCCGACTGGCACCTATACGGCTGCGACGTTCAACAGTGATGCGTTTATCAACGTCACTGCTTCGGGTTGCTACTTTGCAAATCTGTCGGTGTTCTGTGGGTTCTCCACGGGATCTGCCAGCATGATTGCATGGACTGACTCGGGATCGCGCAATGCTTACTCGAACGTCAACATCTACGGTATGGCTGATGCTGCTTCTGCTGTTGAACGGCGGCGGCGAGCATACGTTCATTAACTGCACGCTGGGTGGCGATACTGTTGCCCGTAGTGCGGCGAATGCGACGGTTGAGCTTGCTGGTGGCACTGCGCGTAACTCGTTTATTGACTGCACGTTCCCGTTCCAGTGCAGCGCCGGTACTCCCCTTGGTCTCAAGGTTGGTGCGGCGGCTGGCATGGATCGATACGCGCTGTTCAAGAACTGCTCCATCATTAACAACATTGGTTCGACTTCGACCAGCATGACGGCGTTTGCCACTTTGGCGGCATCGGCTGGTGGTCAGGTTGTGATCAAGAATACGATGATGGTTGGAGTTGGCGAGTTCGGTTCAGACGCTTCCTCCCTTGCTCAGATTTATGTCGATATGCCTGCCCCGAGTGCTTCGGCGGGTGGGATCGGCGTGAATCCGTCTTAATGAATTCCGGGGGGTAACCCCCGGTGTTCTTATTTAAGGAGTAAGGAAATGGGTCAGTTCAAGCCGATGGTCAAGATGATGACCACGGAGCCTACTGTTGAACTCAAGCTCAAGAAGGGCGGCACCGTCAAGAAGATGCAGGCGGGCGGTCTTTCTGGGATGGGGACGGCGACTGCACAGGCACCAGCAATGCCTGTTCGCGGTGGAATGGCTCCTGCTCGTGCTCCGATGCGTCCCTCGATGGCAGCTCGTCGTCGTGCGATGATGGCTATGCCTGCTGCTGCTGCTCCCGCGGCTCCGGTAGGGATGGCTGGTCGCATGATGAAAGAGGGCGGCGAGTCAAAGGCAGAGCACGCAGCCGAAATGAAGAAGATGGCTAAGACCGCAAAGGAACTCAAGAAGCATGAGTCCATGCCAGCTAGTAAGGCCCATAAAGGTCTGAAGACTGGCGGTGTGGTGATGGGCCAAGGTGGTTACAAGGCGGGTGGGATCATCGAATCAAAGAAGGGCGAGACGATGATGCACACTGCTAAGGTGGATCATTCACCGGCTAAAACCGGTGGTGTGAAGCTTGGCAACGCTGGTGGCTACAAGACTGGTGGTGTTGCGAAGGCCAATGCTGGCGGCTACAAGAAAGGTGGCGCAGCAAAAAAAGCCTACGCTACGGGGGGAGTTGTTAAGAGCGGTGCCCCTGTAGCGATGCCACAAGGCCGCAAAACTCCCTCGAAGCCGGTTAGTATCAGCCAGCTTAGTGGGACGTTCAAGAAAGGTGGTTCGGTGACTCCGGCGGAAGCCAAGTTGCTGAAGGCCCATAAGTCTGAGAATGCTTCAGCAATGAAGAGCGCAAAGGCTTATAACAACGAGGTCTACAGCAAATATGGCAAAAACGTCAAAATGGCTGCTGGAGGAGATCCGGCTGATATGCCTATGAAGGGGAGCAGTATGTCCCCTAAGAAGCAATTCAAGGCCATTAAAGAAGACGTTGAATTTATTTCCGGGGATCGTCCTGAAAGTGAATATTCTAGGTTGTTTCCGTTTGGCTCAACGACTACATCAAAGCGTAGACAAGTTGCTAAAGATCTGATGAAAGATTCAGATATAGGGCGATTTGCTGCGCCGGGATATGGAGACGCTGGGCAGTTTTATAAACACGGCGGGAAAACCAAAAAATATTCTCAAGGCGGTTCTACATCAAGCGCCGAAGATCAAGCTAAGACAGCCCGCAATCAAAAAGCTTACGAGAACTGGGAACGCATTCAACGCGAGGAAAATGAAGGAATGCGTAATGCGATTCTAGGTGCTCCAAAGAAAATGATTGAAGGCATCAAAGGCTTCTTCTCTAAGCCGCCTGAAGGTAGTGTTACCAAGACTGAAAAGTCTGTGACGGTAACCCCCGCTAAGAAGCGCGGCGGATCAGTCTGAACCAAGTGGGGGCTTCGGCCCTCACTTTCTTTAGAGGTTACCAATGAAGGTTCAAATTGCCTCAAAGACTGGAGCTGGGTCTACCACTCCTTTCGTAATGAATACGAACACCAATCCGTTCAATGTCGGGTTTGGTGTGATTGTTGATGGTGTTGTTGACTACACCGTCCAGCATACGTTTGACGACCCCGCGGTAGGTTTTACGACGTGGTTTGATCATCCGACCATTGCCGATCAGATTGCCTCAGCGGATGGCAACTATGCGTTCCCTGTTACGGGCATTCGTCTGACGGTGAACTCAGGTGCTGGGTCTGCTACGCTGAAGCTTATTCAGGCTGGCATTGCATGAGCGTCGGTTATTCTGGCGTTGCTAATTTTGCTAACGTCTACCCCGGAACAGCGTTAAGCGTACAAGCTAACGCTGCTGATGGCTGGGGTAATGCTGTTGGTGGAAGCGAGGTCATAGTAGCCTTTGGCGTGACCCCGACGGATTACTTTATTGAGTTAGAAGACGACAGTGGATATGTCCTGATGGAGTCTACTGGCGGAATTCTGCTGGAGATCTCGTAATGGCTAATACCAAGATCAGCGCAATGACCGCGGCGACTACGCCATTAGACGGGACGGAACTAGTTCCTCTGGTGCAGTCAGGAGCGAACGTACAAGCTTCAGTGTTTCAGGTCACTGCCGCGACGTATGGCGAAATCTACGTTGCTGGCGGTACTACGCCGCAAACGTTCACGAACGCTAGTACGTTTTACAAGATCACCGGGTTTACAACCGATGGCCTTGCTAACGGTGTAACGCCAGCGGCTGCAAACGATAGAATCACGATTGATACTGAAGGGGACTATCTCATTCAGTTCTTTCTGACCTTTTCTGACTCGAACAACAAAGACTTCAGTTTCCGCTGCTACAACGAGACGACTGCCTCTGCTTATAACAACACAGTTGTGAAGACTCATTCACACTCAACCGATCCGATGTTTGTAGCGGTATCGGCGCTTGTTCATGCTGCTGCTGGTGACAACCTGATTGTTCAAGGATCATGCGGAACGGCGGCTACGGCGATCACGCTGAGCGATGGAAACTTTGCGGTGCTGTTGTTAAAGGCGGGTTGATATGCCAGCCAAAACTAAGTCGCAGTTCCGGTTGATGAAAGCAGTCGAGAACAACCCTGCGTTTGCTAGGAAGGTTGGGATCAAGCCCTCGGTAGCCGAAGAGTTCACCCAGTCAAACGTTGGCAAGAAAGCCTATGGGAAGCTCCCAGAACGCATGAAAGAGGGTGGGGTGAGCCTTGCTGTAGGCCGCGGAGACAAGCTGCCTGTATCGCAGGGAGCGGGTCTTACGGCTAAGGGCAGAGAGAAGTACAACCGTGAGACGGGATCGAATCTTAAAGCTCCACAACCGCAGGGTGGCCCGCGGAGAGACTCGTTTTGTGCGAGGATGGGGCCGATTGCAAGAAAGAGTGAGCGCGGCAGTCGTGCTCGTGCCTCTATGAAGCGGTGGAATTGTCCGGGGTGGTAGATGGCATACAGCGGAACAGTAGGGGCGACAGTCATCAGTGTTCAGACGCTGATCGATCACGGCGCTCGTCGGTGCGGAAAGCTTGCTGAGGAGTTGACTTCTGAGCAGGTTTTGAGCGCACGAGAGTCGCTGTTTTACGTCCTGTCGAACCTGATCAACATCGGCATCCAATACTGGGCTATTGAGAAGAAGGTCTATGGCCTAAAAGCTGATCAGTACGTCTACAAACTTCCGGTAGGTGGCAATGATGTACTGAATGCTCTGTATAGGAAGCTCAACAGGCCGACTCCGAACACCACCGGTGGGTATGCAACGAGCGCCGGAGGTGTAGTAGATAACGCCTTTGATGGCAACATTGATACGTTATGCACGCAAACCTCGGCTAATGGGAATATTTCAGTCGATTACGGCACCGACAATCCTGTTTACATCGGTGCAATTGGTGTTTTGCCGGGTGTTTCAGGTACGTTTTCGGTGATTTTTGAGTATTCCGCGGACGGAATTACTTGGAATACGCTGTTAGACCCGGGCGAAACGGTCTGGGTAGACAACGAATGGCTTTGGTATGACGTAGAACCGGGTCAAACGGTGCAGTATTACCGTATGAGGGCCACAAGCGGCGACACAATCAGTGTTCGAGAGCTGTTTTTTGGCAATAACTCCACTGAAATCCCGATGGCAAGGCTGAATCGGGACGATTACACGAGTTTGCCGAACAAAAACTTCACTGCGAACCAGCCGTACCAGTATTGGTTCAACCGAACCATCCCTCAGAGTGAGATTTACCTCTGGCCGGTGCCTTCAGACCCCTTCATTCAGATGACAATCTGGTATTCCAGACAAGTGATGGATGTTGGGAGCCTCTCTGGAGAGCTTGAGATCCCGCAAAGGTGGTATCTAGCCATTCAATGTATGTTGGCTCACCAGATGAGCCTCGAACTGCCGGGAGTTGACCTAGCAAGGACGCAATACTTGGAAGGTCAGGCAGAGAAATACTTCATGCAGGCAGAAAACGAAGAGCGCGACAAGTCCCCGATCTACTTTGCCCCGAACATTTCCGTATATACGAGGTAATCATGCCTCGTTTCTTGGATACCCGCGGATATTCAGATATAGCGATTGCAGTCTGTGATCGCTGCAAGATGAAGAGGCCTCATGCTGTTATGCGGCCTGATCCGAACTTCCCCGGACTATCAGTGTGCGATCAAGGGTGTGCGGATGAATTTGACCCGTACCGACTGCCAGCGAGAAAGACTGAGAGGATCACGATTAGGTTCCCCCGACCTGATGTCAGTGTAGCGGTAGAGCCTAATGATCTGATCACTACGGGGTATGGTGGGTACGTTATTTCTACTGAAGAAAGTAACGCCACGCCTGAAGATGACGGAAATCTTGATGGTCTGAGCCAGCAGCCCTGATATGCCAAACGTAACGATTACCTCGCTTCCGCAGGCGCTTCCTCTGACCGGGACGGAAGCGGTTCCGATTGTTCAGGGCGGACAGACAAGGCAGACGACTACAGGAGCTATCGCTAACGCTCCTATCCTCAATCAGACCTTTCTGACGATTGTTAACGAGCCGACGCTTCCTAACTCTAGGTATCTGTCTACGAGTACAGGGCTAGGATTTACAGACGGCGGAGCGCAGTCGTTCTATCGTTTGACCCTTAACGGAGCCTCTGGGAGCCTAGAGCTAGCTCTGACGGGGATCATAGCGAAGGATAGTGCTTCGTCGGTTGTGGCCCGTTCTATCGTGTCTGGAAGCGATGGGATCTCGATTACTAATGGGAACGGAGTCTCTGGAAATCCTACTGTAGCTCTGTCTGGGACTGTTCTGTCGTTAGCGTCTCTTGCTTCTACGGGGATGCTGTCGATAGGAGGGGGGTCTGTTAACGCTAGGGTTCTCTACGGGACAGCGAACGAGATCTCTGTAGCTAATGGGAACGGTACGTCAGACCCTGTCTTTAGGATTGCTGACAACGCAGTGTTTCCGGGGGCTGGAGGCGTCAGGGTTCCTGTAGGCACAACGGCTCAAAGAGCTGCCGGTGCTGATGGGTTGATCCGTTACAACACCGATCTGAACGCCTTCGAGGTGTACGAGGATGGGTCGTGGTCGAGCCTGCCTACCGGGGCGGTGACGCTGATCAATACGGGGACGGGTCTTACTGGAGGCCCGATTACCTCGACGGGAACGATCTCGATTGACTCGACGGTTGTGACGTTGACCGGATCTCAGGTTCTAACGAATAAGACGATCTCCGGGGCAAGCAACACGCTCTCAAACATCGGGAACGCAAGCCTTACTAACAGCGCGATCACGATCAACGGATCGTCGGTCAGTCTTGGCGGCTCCGTAACGGTAACGGCTACAGCGTCAAACGCTCTGACGATTGGGACGGGGCTTTCAGGAACTAGTTACAACGGATCAACGCCGGTAACGATAGCGATTGACAGCACTGTCGTGACACTAGCTGGCGCACAAGCATTAACGAACAAGACAATCTCTGGCAGCAACAACACGCTGTCGAACATCGCTAATGCAAGCCTGACGAACTCGTCTGTGACCTATAACGGGGTTACGGTAGCCTTGGGCGCGTCAGGAACTATTACTGCAAGTACAACAAACGGATTGACGGTTGGAACAGGTCTACAGCTAGATTCTGGGTCAATCTTTAACGGATCTGCCGCCAGAACAATCAGTATTGATTCGTCTGTAGTTACGCTGACAGGTTCTCAGGCTCTGACTAACAAGACAATCAGCGGGGCTAGCAATACCCTTAGCAACATCGGCAACAGTTCGCTGACGAACTCGTCGATCTCGTTTACCTACTCGGGCGGGATATCTGGGTCAGCATCAATAGCCCTTGGAAGCACGAATGCCCTATCGCTTTCCAACATTCCGAACTCGTCGCTTCAGAACAGCACGGTAACGGTTGGAACGACTTCTATCGCGTTAGGAGCGACTTCGCTCACTCTTTCTGGGCTGACCTCCGTCACGTTGACGCAAGACCCTTCTACGGCGTTACAAGCTGCGACAAAGCAGTACGTTGATACGTTAGTCTCTTCAGGGATTACCTATCACACCCCGGTCAAGTATGAGGTTCCTAACACTACGGGGAACCTAAATGCGACCTACAACAACGGCACCGCTGGTGTTGGGGCGACCCTGACTAATGCTGGCACGCTGGCTGCGTTTGCCCCGGATGGCCCGACCGCCTCTATCGGCGATCGAATTCTGATCTACAACCAGACCAACCAGTTCGAGAACGGCGTTTACACCGTGACGGTGGTGGGCGACGGCTCGACGGCTTGGGTGCTGACCCGAGCCACTGACGCTGACACTTACGCCCTAAAGAGTCCTAATGGGTTAGGTGCGGGGGATGCGTTCTTTGTTACCTCGGGCAATACCGGGGCTGGGGAAACATATGTTTGTAACACTGTAGGCACGATTACCTTCGGCACGACAGCAATAACGTTTGCACAGGTATCTGCGTCGCAGGTTTACTCTGCTGGAACTGGTTTAACGCTTACTAATACGCAGTTCAGTCTGACGGTGCCTGTTACTGCTGCGCTAGGCGGGACTGGGCAAACAAGTTACACGGCGGGAGATTTATTGACTGCCACAGGAACTACGACACTGAGTAAACTTGCGTTAGGAACACAGGGATACGTTTTGACTGCCGGAGCGACAGGCCCGCAGTGGAGCGGAATCTCTGGAGGAACCTTCTAAGGAAACATCATGGCCGCAACGAACTACACGCCGATTCAGCTCTACCATTCGACGACCGCATCAGCAGTTCCGGTTAATACAAACCTCGTCAATGGTGAGCTTGCCATCAATATTACTGATGGGAAGTTGTACTACAAGGACAACGGCGGAACGGTTCAGGTAATTGCTTCTAAAGGCACTGGAACGATTGGCGGCTCAACTACGCAAGTCCAGTACAACCTGTCTGGAGCCTTAGCGGGGTCGTCAAACTTTGTTTTTGATGGCACGACGGCCACGATCAACACGCTGAACCTTACGAACGCTCTAGGAGCGACGTATGGCGGTACGGCACAGAGTTCTTGGACGACTGGTGACCTTCTCTATGCAAGCGGCTCTAACACTCTTGCAAAGCTTGGCATCGGTCTTAATACCTACATCCTGACCTCTAACGGATCTATCCCGGGGTGGGCGGCTCCGAGTGCTATTTCTGTCAACACTGCAACCAACCTTGCTGGCGGCGCTGCTGGATCGGTTCCTTATCAATCAGGTGCAGGAGCCACGACGTTCCTATCTATCGGAACGGCGAATCAGGTAGTCACCTCAACCGGCTCGGCTCCGCAGTGGAGTTCTGGCCTGTCAATTACTACGTTGACTGCAAGCGATGCGGTCACGTTCTCAGCCACGACTCAGAACATCGCGCTAGGAACGTCTCAGACCTCTGGCACCTTCACGGTCGGCGGAACTGCTCAGACGGGCAATATTGCCATTGATCGTTCGACTAAGACTCACACCCTAAACATCGGTACGGGGATCACGGAGTCTGGTCAGACCAAGACGATCAACATCGGTACGGCTGGGGACACTGGCTCTACTACGGCGATCACTATTGGTTCTGCTAACGGAACCACGATCACTGTTAACGGGACGGTCAATGCTTCGACGCTTGATCTCACCAATCTAGAAGTCACCAACATCAAAGCCAAAGATGGTACGGCTGCTATTGTCCTGACGGACTCTACCGGGGCGGTGGCGATTTCTACTGCTCTTACTGCGAACGGCGGTGCTGTATTCAACGAGAACGGTGCGAATGTAGATTTCCGAGTTGAAGGCGATACGGACGCCAACCTGTTGTTTGTAGATGCCAGCGCGGATTTTGTAGGGATTGGGACGAATGCGCCGGTGGCAAAACTAAGTGTTTCAGGTGCCATTTCTATTGACGCATCCGTATCATCGTTGCCGACAAACGGCGGCGTTGGAAGGCTTACATCAAATGCTTTTACTTACTTTACAGGACTAAATTCTGGAGGTGCTGGCACAGTATTAAACAACGGAAACGGAACATCAACAATTCAGCTTGTAAGAAATGATCCGTCTGGAGCGTATATAGTTTTTGAAGCGGGAAACGGCGCAGAAAAAATGCGCCTCACCTCTACCGGCACCTTAAACATAGTAGGTGCTGGTACAGCAGGATCTACACAGGCAATCAGTTTTAGCGGTTCTGCTCCGATTGACAGCCTTGTGGTGGCAGCAACAACGGGGAATGTTGGACTTGGTACAAGCACTACCACCAATGGGCGGCTCAGTGCACAAGCTGGTACAGCCGCAACAGGAAATTCTTTATTCCTTGCAAATGCAGACGGCACATACAATCCGTATCTTCAGATTCAGCACAGCTCGGCTGGCGTTAAGCTATTTAATAGCAGCTCTTTTGGAAGCCCCGCAAACAACCTTATCTTTGGGAATGGCGGTGTTGCGGAAACGATGCGTATTGATGGCTCCGGCAACCTCGGTCTGGGGGTGACGCCTAGTGCTTGGTTTGCTTCTAATAAAGCATTTCAAATTGGTTCAACGGGCGCTGTTTCTAACTACACCAACGGTGCCAACATCCAGACGTTCTTGTCTAATAATGTCTTCTGGAACGCTGCCGGTACGATTTCCTACATTACAACCAATACCGCCACTTCTTACACGCAAGACAACGGCGCTCATAAATGGTACGCCGCCCCCTCCGGCTTTGGTGTTGGAACTGCCGCAACATCACTGACGTCCACCCAGAACGGAAATAGCTACACGATTGTCTCCGCTGGCAATACAGACTTCACCCTGATTGGCGCTGCTAATAACAACGTAGGCACGACCTTTACGAAGTCTGGCGGCACAGGAACCGGGACAGGAACCGTATCGCAGACTGTTCCCTTCACCCAAGCAATGACGCTGGATGCTAGTGGGAATTTGGGGGTGGGAATTACAAACCCGGGTTTCCGTGTTGATTTCCGTGTTGGTTCGACAGGCAATATTGCCAACTTCAGTGATGGCACACAGAACCTGACTATTGGCACGGCTTCCGGTTCTGTTAGCTATGTGAACGGAGCCGCTGGCGTTCTTGGTCTGTACACAAGTGACACCGAACGCGCCCGTATCACCAGCGGTGGGGATTTGTTGGTTGGAAAAACGACATCCGGCGGTCAAAAACTTCAAGTTGAACACACTGCAAACAGTCTTGCAACGGTTGCTGTATTCAAAAATTCGGCTGCAACCGCAGCCAATCAGTACGGAATTGTCTCCCAATTTGCAGGACAACCTAATAACTCCAGTCAATATTTTCTTCGTTGTGACGATGATAACGGCAACACAGAACGCGCAACAATTCGTTCTAACGGAGGTCTTGCAAACTACCAATCCAACAACGTAGACCTGTCTGATGCTCGCACCAAGACTGACATTTCCCCGCTTGGTTCATACTGGAACAAGATTGCCGGCCTTGAGATCGTCACCTACAAATACAAAGATCAGACGCACGATGATCTCAATATCGGCGTAATCGCTCAGCAGGTTGAACAAGTTGCGCCGGAGTTTGTAGACTCAGACGGGTTTGGTGATACGCCGGAAGATGGCGTGCCGCTCAAGACGATCTACAACAAAGACCTGACCTTCGCGGCTATCAAAGCCCTGCAAGAAGCAATGGCCCGTATTGAAACCCTAGAGGCGAAAATCGCCGTACTTGAATCAAAAGGAGCTTAATCATGAACTGGGAAGTCTCAAGTCTCGATTGCAAAGTCTCAGAAGACGGACTCAGTGATGTTGTCTATTGTGCTCACTGGCGGTGTTCTGCCACCGAAGTAGATGGTGACAAGACCTACTCTGCCTCTGTCTACTCAACCTGCTCGGTTCCCGGCCCGAACCCGGCTAGCTTTGTCCCTTACGACCAACTCACGCAAGACGAAGTGTTGGGATGGATCTGGGCGAACGGAGTTGATCGTGCGGCCACGGAAGCCGCAGTTCAAGCCCAACTGGAACTCCAAAAGCACCCTGTAACGGTTTCACTCGCACCGCCGTGGGTAAGTGCCTAATATGGCTGATGACGCTGATAGTCGTGCTGATGCTTACGCTCGCCGAGATATCCCGGTGAGACACGAAATCCGTATGCTGAAGGCTCAAGCCAAGGCCGAGCTACAGAGGCTGGAAGCGGAGTCCTCTGCTAAAGACGTAGCCGGTAAGGCTATCGGCAAGCAGGGGCTGTTCTATATCACCCTGATCGTAGTGATCGGGGTGGGCGCTTCTATCGTCCTTGAGAACGAGAAGATCGCCGCCGTCATGGGTCTATTGGGTGCAGCTTTAACTGCCCTGATCTCAATGCTGAACGGTATCGCCGGGGCGAATCCTAAGCAGGAGAAGCCGGAGTTTGAGGTGATCAAGTCACTCATTGAACGTCTGGATAAGCTCGACCGTAAAGAGTTGCCGATGAAGGTTGACGTTACTGAGGGCCGGGTAACGGTTACCAAAGGCGAAGATCAGGTGACGGCGGTGAAATGAACTATTTGGTTGCCATCATTATGGTCATGGTGGCGGCCTTGATGATTACTCTTGCGGAGATCAGTAAATGATCACTCTTCTGACGACCCTGCTTTCCTTTCTCGCCGGAGGACTTCCAAAGCTCCTTGACTTCTTCCAAGATCGGTCGGATAAGAAGCACGAGATCACCCTTGCTCAGATGCAGATCGAGCGGGAACTAGAACTCAGAAAGGCCGGGTTCGAGGCACAGGCGCGAGTCGAAGAGATCAGAACGGATCAACTGACGATCAACGCTGAAGTCTCGACCCAGCAGATTGCACTACAGGAAAAACAAGCCCTGTACGCTCACGATATCGCTATCGGTGAAGGTGCTTCGAGGTGGGTGATCAACGCCCGCGCTCTAGTAAGACCTGTGATCACCTACGGGATGTTCGCCCTGCTCTGCTTCATTAACGTCTTTGGAGCCGCGTATGCGTGGCATCTTGGGACGCCGTTTGCCGAGGTGATTGCGAACTTGTGGGATTCGGACACTCAGATCATCTGGGCGTCGATCATCAGTTTCTGGTTTGGATCTCAGGCGTTTAGCAAGAAGTGAACGATCTAATCAAGATGCTTCGGCATCACGAAGGAGTCAAGCATGAGCCTTACCGTTGCCCTGCTCGTCTGTGGACTGTCGGTGTGGGTCACGTCATCGATCCTCGTCACATTAGCGTGCCGTTTGATCGACGACTTGAGCTACCTATACCGGCGGGTTGGGATCGGAGACTGACGGATGAAGAGGTGGACAGCATTCTCCAGCAGGATCTGGCGAGGTTTCTGGCGGGGGTACGCCGACTATGTACTGTGGATGATCTTAGCCCTCGCCATCTGGCACTCACTTCGTTCGCTTTCAACGTTGGGCTAGGGAATCTTCAGGCTTCTACCCTTCGAGCTAAGCACAACCGAGGTGACTTTGAAGGCGCGGCTAATGAGTTTGAGAAGTGGAATCTCTCGGCAGGAAAGGTTCTACCGGGTTTAGTGATAAGAAGAAGAGATGAAAGAGCCATGTATATGGCAAAATCTTGATGGGGGTCTTCCCCGATAACGGAGAGTCAAATGGAAACGATCAATGTACCTGTAAGTCTTATTAACGCCATCCTTCAGTACCTTGGCAGTCGGCCCTATGTTGAGGTTGCTAACCTCATCGCTGGTGTCCAACAAGCTGCGGCCCCGAAGGAAGAGCCTCAAGCGGAGTAATCATGGCTGAAAAGTGGATCCAGAAAGCTATCAAAAAGCCAAATGCTCTTCGTGAGCAACTAGGCGTCAAGGAAGGTAAGAAGATCCCAATGAAGAAGCTGGAAGCGGCCTCTAAGAAGCTTGGTCAAAGGGCGCGTCTTGCTAAGACACTGCGGAGCTTTTAATGGATTCACAGACCCTGATTAACATCGCTTTTGGGGTCGCGGGCGCGTGCGGGGGTTGGATTCTCAACTCCCTTTCGCGCTCGATCATCCGAATAGAAGATCGGATACAGGATATGCCCCTTCAGTATGTCTCTAGAGACGACTACAGGTCTGACATAGCAGACATCAAGGGAATGTTAGCTAGGATCTTTGACAAACTGGATGGCAAGGTAGACAAATGACCTCCGCGGTTAAGTCCAATCCTGAGAAGTGGAAGAGAATAGTTTCTCAAGTCAAAGCTTCTGGGAAGGGGGGTAGTCCGGGTCAATGGTCAGCGAGGAAGGCCCAATTAGCTACTCAGAAGTACAAAGCTTCTGGGGGTGGTTACAAAGGGCCAAAAAAAGCGGACAATTCATTATCTAGATGGACTCGTGAGGATTGGGGTACACGATCTGGAAAGCCATCTACGCAGGGTTCTGAGGCTACGGGTGAGCGGTATCTACCTAAAGCAGCACGAGAGAAGCTAACCGCTTCGGAATATGCCGCTACTACGCGAGCAAAGCGTGATGGGATGCGGCAAGGTAAACAGTATGTCCCGCAGCCTGAATCTATTAAGAAAAAGGTGTGGTGATGCCTGCTTACATGATGACCTATGACAATCTGGTCTCGGATATTGAAAAGTATCTTGAGCGGACAGATACGGTCACGATTGAGAAGATTCCTACTTTTATCGGTCTCGCGGAGCAGGTTCTAGCTGCGGATCTGAAGTTCCTTGGAAACCTTACGGTAGCCACGAGCACGATGGTTCAGGGTGAAGCCATCATTGATAAGCCTGCTCGCTGGAGAAAGACGGTATCGATGAACGTCACCGTAGCGGGGGAGAGGAATCCTATCCTTCTCAGGAAGTACGAGTATCTGAGGGAATACTGGCCTGACCCTGCAAGCCAAGATGTTCCTTTGTTTTACTGTGATTACGACTATACGCACTGGTTGATCGCCCCGACGCCGGACGATGACTATGCGTATGAGGTGCTGTACTACGAGCGGGTTCAGCCGTTGGACTCTTCTAACCAGACTAACTGGTTTACTCAGTATGCGCCTCAAGCTCTTCTGTACGGATCTCTTCTACAAGCGATGCCGTTCCTTAAAAATGATGAGCGGATTCCAATGTGGCAGCAGCAGTATTCAGCGATTGTTAATACGTTGAAGACTGAGGATGTTTCTCGTATTGGTGACCGTCAAGCAGTAGCGAGGGATTCATGAGCTTTCTAAGCCCGTTTTATGGCAACGTGATCCAGCCAACGGATGTTTCGTTCCGTGCTGTCACGTTGTCTGCTAACACCACGTTAGAGTGGCCGATCAACGGAACCGCTACAAACAACTATGTAGCGAGGATCATGAACGTCACGGCTTCTGCTGGTAGCCTGACTTTAAGGATGCCTCCTGCAAACCAAGCCTCGGTTGGCGAGGATTCTCTAGTTAGAAACGTTGGGGCGAATACGTTCACCCTAGCGGACTATGACGGCAACACGATCACGACGATTGCCGCGGGTGAGGCTAAGTACGTCTACATCACGACGAACTCTACGACCGCAGGAACGTGGGGGCTGATCGCCTTCGGTGTAGGAACAAGTAACGCTGACGCTGCGGTTCTTCAGGGGTATGGCCTTAAAGCCATAGGATCGACTCTCAACCAAGCCTATAACGTCAACACTTTTTCCTCTAACTACACGGCGGTTGATGGCGATAGAGCATCAGCGTATGTGTGGACAGGGGGTAGTGGAACGCTAACCCTTCCTAGTGCTGCGACAGTAGGAGAAGACTGGTTCTTCTTAGTCAGGAACGGAGGAACGGGAACCCTGACAATATCTCCGACTGGCGGTCAGCTTATCAATGCAACTGCGTCTTTAGCGATGCAGCCTGCTGACTCGGCTGTCATTATTTCTTCAGGAGGTGGTTGGTATACCGTAGGTCTTGGTCGTTCAACGCAGTTCAACTTTACGCAATTGACGAAAGCGGTTACAACGGGATCGTACACGTTGACTGCATCGGAAGCTGCCAATGTGGTTCAGAAGTACACCGGGACTCTTACGAACAACGTCACTGTTGTCCTTCCAGAGACCATTCAGGTTTACTACATCACGAACCAGACCGATGGTGGGGTGTCGAACTACCAGATCACCTTTACAACGGGTGTATCGGGAGCCGCAGTTGCTACGGTTCCGGCGGGTCAGCAAGTCATTCTCCTCTGCGACTCGGTAAATCTCTACAACGCTTCAACAATTGCTGCGGGTGCCTCTAATGTCTCCCTAGTAGACGGGACGGTAGCAGCTCCGGCGTTGAACTTTGCGACAGAGACGAATACGGGTATCTACAGGCCGGGATCTGGAGAGTTTGGAATCTCTATTCTAGGCACTAAGAGGTTTGGTCTGACGGCTACGGGGTTGACGATTAACGGTACTGGAACGTTTGGTTCCGGTACTACAGGCGGGATTTCTGGCGGGTTGTTCACATGACGCAGAAAGTCTTTGCGTTAGATACGAAACCCGGCATTCAGAGGGACGGGACGTTATTTGACAAGCTTTACTACAACGATGGTCGTTGGGTAAGGTTTCAAAGAGGCCGCCCTCGTAAGATGCTGGGATATCGTGTTATCTCAGATCAGATGATCGGGCCATCTAGAGGTATCTGGGTGAATGCTCAGAACTCTTTTACGTCGATCTTTTCTGGATATAACAACGGTCTAGAAGTTCTGACGATTGATGACAACGGAGTTGGAGCGGGGATTGCAGAGTTTTCCCTGTCTAACTTCACTGCCTCAGATCTGAATATGTGGCAGTTTGACGGGTTCTATGACGTTGGAGGCTCTGGGGTTCAGACTATCGTAGCTCATCCCGGGCAGAACCTTCAGGCGATTGACTCTGACAACAATACTCCTGTACTCATTGGGAACATCACTGGAACCTCAATGAGTCAGATTGGCGTCTTTACCGATTCGGTAACGACGACTAACCTCAGCCCGACTCTTACGCTTGCTGTCTCTAACCCTCTTATCGGAGCGGGTCAGACAATCACAGGAGCCGGGATTCCTGCGAATACTACGGTGGTATCGGTTGTCGGCACTACTGTAACGATGTCCAATAATGCGACCGCTTCGGCGACTGTGACTGCTACGTTCAACAATAACGTTGAGGTCTCAGGCGGGGTGGTTTCGCTTCATCCCTACCTGTTTGTCTTCGGCAACAACGGGCTTATCAGGAACTGTTCTGCCGGTAATACGAATGACTGGGTATCAAGTGATGCGAACTCGGTCAACGTAGCCACTGGAAAGATCGTACAAGGGCTTCCGGTTCGAGGTGGCTCTAACTCTCCGTCTGGGTTGTTTTGGAGCCTAGATTCCCTAGTTAGGGTGTCCTATGCGCCTACAAACTTAGGTGTCCCGGGGACGGCTAACTTTGCTACGCCTACCTTCTGGCGGTACGACATCATCTCTTCTCAGACATCGATCATGTCGTCACAGAGCGTGATTGAGTATGACGGCATCTATTACTGGTGCGGGGTTGATAGGTTCCTGCTTTATAACGGAACCGTGAAAGAGATTCCAAACTCGATGAACCAGAACTGGTTCTTTGACAACCTGAACTACAACCAGAGACAGAAGGTCTGGGTTACTAAGGTTCCTCGATATGGGGAAATCTGGTGGTTTTATCCTAGAGGTGATGCGACCGAGTGTACGGATGCCATCATCTATAACGTTCGGGAACAGACTTGGTATGACGCTGGGCAGGCTTTAGGAGCTAGGAGATCTGCTGGATACTTCTCGCAGGTCTTTGCCTATCCTGTAGAGGCTAGTTGGAATACGCTGCCTGCCACTACGGTGTTTACGGAAACCATGCCCGTAAATTCAGGAAGTGAGTTTATCTTCCTAGACACCTACAACATTCAAGTAGCTTTAAGACAGGTTATCTCTGGTTCTAATATTCCCACGGGGACTTCTGTTGTTGCTGTTACGAGTTCCAACATTAAGACGCTAGGATCAATCACCCCGGGATCTGGGTATGCGGATGGTTCGTATACAGACATCCCTTTTACTACGGGATCTGGCGCTAATGCGACTGCTGATATCGGTGTTTCGGGTGGAGTCGTTACAACCGTAACGATTGTGAACCGCGGTGCTGCGTATCAAGTAGGGGATGTCTTAGAAGTAGATGACGCCCTTCTTGGCGGCGGGTCGGGGTTCTCTATTCCTGTGACAGATATCTACGCACAAGCGATTGAGATGTCTCAAGCGGCTACCGGGACTGGATCTGTATCGCTTACCTTCTCTCTTCCTCCGAACCGCATTCAGATCTATCAACATGAAATTGGGGTAGACGCGATTGACGGCCAGAACGTAGAGGCTATTGAGAGCTACTTTGAGACGAATGATCTTGGCTGGGTGTCTGGTGGCCCGTCTCAACCGGCTATGGAAGGTGTGAATAAGTGGCTGAGGATAGAGAGGGTAGAGCCTGACTTCCTCTTAGAAGGAACGATGGATCTATACGTTACTGGTAGACCTTATGCTCAGTCTGAAGATAAGACTACCGGGCCGTATACGTTCGACTCCACGACAAACAAGATTGACATGAAAGAACAGAGACGAGAGCTGAGGTTAAGGTTCGTCTCTAATGTTGCCGGTGGGGACTATCAGTTAGGCCGAGTGATCCTGAATGGCGAGACGGGTGACGTAAGAGGTTATTGATGGCTAGTACCGAGTCACCGCTTGTCTATGACCCGAGGTTTCATACCTTTGAGTCATGGGCTTGTTTGATGGTGGAGCAGTATGCTGCCCAGCAGTTAGCTATCCCCGATCAGAACACAGACTGGAAGCTCTGGGGTAACGGCTTAAAAGCGATTGATGTGTTTACGAATGAAGCCATCCCTAACACGGATGACTATGATGATTGGTTTGACTGGGCTGCGGCATTGTTAGCGGCAGTAAACCCGAGGACATAGAGATGGCAGAGATTTACGGGCCTCCAGCCCCCGGAGCGGGGTATACCGGGGATAAGCCAAAAGCACCAATATTGCAGCGGATGGAGGAAATTTACTTTGCAGGCCAAAAGCCTTCAGAGGAAGAGTTGCTTGGGTTTAGAAATCTGTTTTCTAAATATACAACAACGTCATTAAGTGAAAATCAGCTTTTAGCGGCTGCTCAGAGCGCCCGCAATCTCAATTTAGACTTAGGCGCAGAGCTTGGGGAAGACTACTACACCAATAAATTAGCCAAACAAATTGCAAATCAAAGGAATACTTTAGGGACAGAAAAGTATTACGGAGGCGATCTTGGCGCTATTGGAGGTATTGATAGTGCCACCTCCTACATGGCGAGTAGGCTTGTAAGAAGCGGCATTCGAGATCTGAGCGAGATTGGTGAGAGGCTCGTTCAAGAGGATGGGGTAACCACTGGCAAGCAGATCTATAACAAGCGTACTGGTGAGCCTCTAAAGCAAGGCGACGATGCTCAGTATTACTACGCAGTCAATACGATTGCTCCAGACGATAATCAGTACATCTTTGGCGGGACGTTCGCTGGGAAAAATACGTCTCTGAACATCTCAATGGTTGATGGCCTTCCGGTGTTTTATACGACACCCGGCCCGTCAAGCTCTGACTTTGACATTAAAGACATAGCTCCGATGGTAGCGGTTGCATCTTTAATGATGCCCGGTGTCGGACAAGCAATTGGATCGTTTGTTGTAGAGGCGGCTCTTGGTACTGCCGCCGCTCAAGGGATGTCTGCTGCTGCCCTCGGGGCTATTGGCTCTGGTGTTCTCACGACTGTATTAACGGGAGACGTTAAGCAGGGCGTTCTAGCGAGCGCAGGAACATACCTTGGCGCTCAGATGGGCGACATCATCGGGGACACTGCTAAAGGCATCTTTGACTCGCCTGCGGGTCAGAAGTTCGCGCAGTCGATGGGTACAGCAATGACCCGGGCTGCGGTCTTAGGTCAGGATGTTTCTGAAGCGGCTATGGGCGCAGCGGCTGGTGAAGCATTGAACCTTGTTACTGGAAGCATCCCGGGGTTTAGCGACATCAAGGATCCCAAGACAAAGCTAGCAATCACTGAAGCTATTCAAGCGGGATTAAGTCAGCCGGGGTCGTTGTCGGACAGGATCTCTGCTGCTGCTTTGCAAGGAGCGGTAACGCTTGGTGCGTCTCAGATCAACGTTGACGGCAAGAAGTTTGTTGACCTTGATCCGGGGCAAAAGACGCTCGTTACTAGTGCTTTGAGTGCTGCATTGTCTGGTAAGCCGCTAGATCAAGCGTTGATCCAGAGCGCAATATCGAACGTTCAGTCGGAGTTTGCTAAGACGCTGAAACAGCCGACTGCGGCACAACCGGAAGACTTCGGCTATCAACTCGGCGTCCAAGATCAGCCCATGATTGACGACCTTGGGTTTAAGCCTTCTCCGGACGTTTCTCCGGTTACCCCCTCTACTCCGGTATCTACAGAAGCGGTATCGCCTCCTACGGTTGTGCTTCCTACTGGGGTTACAGGCGCAGAGATCCCGTTCCGCAGAGAAACGTTCTTTGGCGACTTCCCGCAACTAGCGTTTGATCCGGAGACGGGGCTAATTATTCCTCCCTCTGGTGTAACAGCCCGTGGGCCGTCTGATTTTACCGGCCCGAGGTTGCCCTCAACGTTGCCGACGTTTGACACAACGACCGGCGGAATCGTTGTTGATGTTGGCCCTCCTATCACGAGAGAAGAGCTGATCTCTGATCCTAACCAGCCTTCAAGACAGATCGTGCCGGGTTCTGCCTCGGGCGAAGTGCCGATTCAGAGAGAGACGTTAATTTCTGACCCGAATCAGCCTTCAAGGCAACCAGTCCCGGGAACTATCCCGGGCGAAGTTCCTTTGAGAAGGGACACTGTTGCTGGTGGTGAGTCGTTAGCTGATGTTATTCAAAGAGAGTCAGAAGGGCTTGGTGGGGTCTCCGCTCCTGTGACCCAAGT